CTAGAGCGTCTGCGGCGACGTGCGCCACCAGTGGAAGCGCCAACAGTCTCAAAATTGTCCGCGTTGGAGTATGGTTCTGGAACAGTGTTTGCCATGTTATATATTATATGTACCTAAAAAAATATTTTGATGGGTTATCATTTATTCTGGTTTTTGAAAGATATATAAATACTGGTATTCATATTGTACGCGTATCATATCTAATTTTGCCTTTTCAATAAACCCTACAGTTCGTGCGATGGCAAGAATATCATCAATATCTTGCATATAGAGATTATGTTTATTTTTCCTAAAGATCTTATCTTCTTTACGAGTTACAAACTTTTCAACAAACATTGCATTATCACTATCATCAACCTCAAAGTTTGAGTTATATTTAAACTCGTCAAATACAATATTACTATGGGTGATTCTCTTCTTTGCGTAGCGTTGTGGAGATACCATTAAAAGGGGATTGGCTGGTGGCAAAATTGGGTCAAACATACTCTTATCTACTAAATGAACGACAAGCTGTCCTCCTGGCATAAGCCAGTTAAAACAGTTTGTTAAGAATGCCTTTTTATCGCTAAAATAATAAACGGTAAAGTAGAAACATGTAATATGCGTAAACATTCCTTTTTTGAATAGAGACGATGTCATGACATCGCCTACAACATATTTGTTTCCAGGGTTAAGGTCTTTTGCCTTTTTAACCATTGCTTTTGAAATATCTACTCCAGTAACGTTGGTTATCCCCGCACTGGTGAATTGTTTTACATGATGTCCCGTGCCAGAACCAACGTCTAAAATAACGCTTTTCTTTGTGGGCTCAGTGATCTTAATAATATTATTTACTTCAAAGTCGTTTTTAGTGGTTACGTAAGTCAGCGAATCGTATACGTTTGCATAAAAGTCGTCATAAATCTCATTTCCCTCTCGCAATTGAAGTTGTTCATTGCTACCAAATGCTTCCTTATTTGCAGGGCGTGCATTAATAGATTTGAATATAAATAGGCTGAGAATAATGACTATCAACGCTTTAGCCCATATGCCAAGCTTATTTACTGATTCATACCCTGTAATGATTGATTTACGTAAATGGTCCATTTGCCTGGTTCCTATATGTATTAATGTGATTTTTTTTGTTAGATTACAATACAAATATATATCATTTACACTTCGTAGAATGAACCATGAAAAATCATTTATTGACGATTGTCGAGCTATGTCAGAGTTTAAAGGAGTAACATTTTCTGGATTTAAAGCATCTAGTGTTATGCAGCGGTTATTATGTGATATGATTAACGAGAAGATAGAGAGTGCATGTTACTGGTGTGCAGAGTTAGTGTGTTCTGGTCACTACATGGAATTATGGGAAACAATCATTCATTTTTATTGTAAATATGTGCACATTTCAAACCCTAAACTATCCATATACTTAGCTTCAAAATTAAAACGATTTCGCGAAAATATGAATAACGCGGATACGGAGCAGGAGCAGCTTGATTTTAGGAATGACCCTGGATTTAGGGAACTATTTATAGAGTTGGTTGTTATCTTGTGTACATCTGCGAAAAAGTATATAGTTCATGATGTGAAGGTTTCGGCTTCAGATTTTAACATGTTGGCTCTGAAAAATCTTCTCCATGCTCCAGATTTGTCTTCGTGTGAGAAGATACTTAAAGACGAAGACCCTAAGGAGCTTATTATATCTATAAATGAGTTTTCATATAACTTAACGAGTAAGGTGGCAAACACGATACGTGCATATTACTGGTATGAATGGATAATCGAATATGGCAAAATATGTAAAAAGGCTCGTCAGCCATGTCGAATTGTTAAGCGCGATGATATTGAGATTGTTTTGGTTGACGAAAAGTTTGCAACGAATCCTGTCTGGCTTATTTGGGTTGTTTTAAAAGAGCATGCTACAAAGCGCGGTAAGATGTATGAACGTATTATCGATAGCCTTTTTGAGATATTTTGTCTTCGATATAATGAAACATGTAACACAAAACGCCGCCTAGTTGTTTATTTCGCGGTTTCTATATTGACAACAAATATTGTATTTAACGAATATGAAATTGTAAAAGACAAACGACTTCTTTCATGTGTTCTTTCTCAGTCGTGCTTGATTTTTTCTCAGGTTAAAGAGAACGGGAATCAGATACAGAGAGAAAATATAAAGAATCATGAATTAGAAATGAAAGAGAAAGCAATGCAAGACGGCGGACTAGAGAACAGACATGTTATGTTGGCGAACGAACAATCTAATGATGCCATGTTTGGTATGTATGATACTAATAAGGTTACTAGTAACAAACTAATAACAACAGGAAAAGCAACGACAATATCATCAACACCAGTGAAACAAAAACGAAAGAGTGGTCGAAAAGGTGGGTCAAACGTAACTACTGACGACATGAAGAGTGTATCTAGTAAAGGTGATGAATTATTCGGAACTGATTTTATCCCTCTACTAAAATAAAGATATATACGTCTGGGCTAACAACGCGGCTACACGGAACAATAATAATCTAACAGAAGTTATATAGCCTATTTAACAATGAGCACCTCGGCAATTTCTTCAACCGCAAGTATTGGGTCTATTTCTCCTTCCACGACTAGTGTGGGGACAACGCTTCCTTCTTTAACAAGAATATCCTCGCTTGGAGAATCTCTAGGAATGGGGAGTTCAAGAACAATGCCAAGTGTTGGGTCGAGCATATCATCTACCTCGGCATATGTATCTAGCGGTAGTTCTAGTTACGCACCCGATTCTCAAAGCTACTTTGGGTCATCATTTTTAATGTGGATAGCAATTGCAGTTATCATTGCATTAATTGTTGTGAATGGATTCTCATATTACACAACGGGAGAGTTTTTGTTTGGAGAAGGAATTATTACCAGTGTTGGGTCTGTTACTTCTGGAATATCTACATTTGTTAACAATCTTATGAACAGTACCGAGGTCGGCGGGAAAGGTGCTATTGAAGTTTCGGGCGAAACAGTAAAATCTGCTGCGTCTGTGCCCGACCAGATTGTTAATGGGAGTCAAGTCAATCAATCCCCTGAAAAAAAAATAAATCAAACTGTCGCAACAGGTGCAGCTGAGGTAGAAAATAATCAGACTGCAAAAGCACAGAACACCTCAAATAATCCATTGCAAAAAAAAATAAATAGTCAAAACAGTCAGATTGCAACCGCACAAAGAGACCCCAGCCGAGACATCGACCTTTCCGACCCCCAACCAAATGAAAATACTTCATCTAGTTCATTAAACTCGAGCATTGGATATTGTTATATTGGGGAATATAATGGCGAACGAAGTTGTGCATCTGTAGAGGATTCATCAAGATGTATGTCTGGAAATATATTCAATACAAAAGACCAATGTATGAAACCTGTGAACTAAGAGTTGTGCAATGAAACCAAACATTATAGATGGTTTCCTGATTACAGATACGTAATAGTATATTGTAGGGTGTTCGGTTCAATATAACCATATTGGTTTGGAACGTTTGCTGGTGAAAATGTAACAATCTTAATAATATTGAAAAAATATTCATCAGTTGTAGCATTGTACGTGTAGTTTCCGTTATTATACATTGATGGCAAGAAATCACCTGTACTACCATAACCTGGAGTAGAAAATACAACGCTTCCCATATATTTATCTCTTTCCCAAGAAGGAATGTATGGATATAATTCTGCCATTGTTTTGCCAGTCAGTTCTTTAAGTTCTGCATCTGTGTATGTGTGCTGAACATCAACAGTAAATGCATTTGCAAAATCGCTTGATATTATAGCTTTCTTGCTTATATTATACGGAGATGGGACAAGCATGTCTCTCTCTACGGTTGGGTCAAATCTTGTTCCTGCGTACAAGATTCCCCCTTCCAGAATAGTCGGAATAATAGGTTCTTCGCGATTTGCAACGATTGGCATTGTTTGAGTGGTCATATCTATAGGCGATGTGTTGTACCCCACATTAATTATAGTGTCCGATTTGTATACATTATTACATAAATCACTTTGATATGGCAATGTGGTGGTTGTGTCAGGGATGACAGTTTCATATACTTCGTTCATAATAAGATTATTTTTATCAACTCTTAGTAAGTTTTTTGAGTTTGGATTTGATAAAGAACCATTTAATCCTTCGGTGGCGTATACTGTTTTACGAAAGCTTGATATGCCACGAACTTTTCTTGAATATATCTGTGATTTTGTAAATACTGGTTCATTTCCTTTGTATTCGAGAATATCGGTTTTTCTTTGTGTTTGTGCTTGTTCAATTGCATTAAGAGAAATAGGCAAGTCAACAAAACTATACCTTCTGTAATACGAGGAAGTGGCACTTGTATCAGATAAAACAATATCATTATTAAGATTTGGGTTCAAGTTAACAAGATTTTCAATATTTAACATTCTATATTATACTGTAAAAATATTTTGGGGTGTATAGTGTAATGTAATGTCTTGAGTTGTCTTGTGAGGTAACTTGATTGAGTGTCGACAATTGTTATTGATTCCTTATAGCATAAATAGATAATATATTCTGTTTATGCTATAGTTACGTGTAATTATTGGTTATTGTAGAACTCATAGAACTTGCGTTCCAGTAGGGTTATACATATCGCCTTGACCGCCAAAATACCACTTGCTTGACAAGTAATCGCTAGTATTATCAGTCAGTCCATTATCCACTGCGAGCTTGGTATCTGGACCCCAGTATACGATAGAGTTAATTGCATTTGTTCCTAATGCATAGTTATAATACCATAAGTTGGAGGTGTATCCCTTGTATCCGCCGTTTAGATGCAGTTGTACATTCTCATAGTTTTGACGGGGAGGAGTGCTGAACTGCATATTCTTAGTAATGATTCCGTTGATAAAGATATCAAGATTCTTATCTTTTACGCGAAGGATGACATTCACCCATTTATTGTATGGCATGTTATCAATCTCGATTTCTTCGTCAATTTTATCGAATGTATTCATTACTAACAACAAGGCGTTTCTTCCTGGTGCGGCATAAAGACCAGGTCCGTTGTTGGGAAACATAATACCATTGCTTTCAGGTTCGTTCGGTCCTGTTGGATAACTGCTTAAGTATTGTTGTGGGTTACCTTTCGAGAATATATGGCGATATTTGGTGGCACCTACATCATCTTGCATAAATATCCATACGCTCCATGTGAACTCAATACCACCACGTTGATTATTTGAACGAATGATGGTAGTTGCATTGGTTTTTTTATCAGGTTGCTGGTCGAATGTCATGCTAATATTTCCAGGAACCATGCCTTTAAACAGTTTGGGTGTTCCAGTTGGACTATAGTATGCGGTTAATAATCCAATTGCCATTCGAAGAACGATTGCAAATATTAACAATACAAAGAGAATAAATGCAAACTTGGAAACCAGCGAATTAGCAGACACAAACTCCTTTACGCTATTTGTCATATTTCCACTTGCCGATGTATTATCTGTGAACATTGTTGTATATATAGTATATCGATAATAATATAATTTACTATATATTACATTGATTACACCGACTAAATATAAAAACTGAATAAGTTTCTAAATAATGGTGTAAAATCAATAGTATGAAGTTTCGGTATAAGATGGCTCATCTGTAAATATAATCTAGTCGCGTGCGTACGGTAGTTACTCATCTAAAAAGAATATTCTTGTTGAACCTTTCCGTTCTTTGAAATACTGACAGTGACCTGCATATTCAATATACTTGTTAACCAGTTTCCACCGAAGCCCTTCTTATACAAGTCGTATGCTTGTTGTGGGTTAACTGCACCAGGGAAAAACTGATAATTAGAAGTCCATCCTTTGAATGATCCTTTGCTTGCATCAATCGGCGAAGTAATGTAAAGGTCCGCATCTTTATCGACCTTAGCAGTTCCATCCATTACGCATGTCTTGATAAGTTTTCCATCTAAATAAACATCACACGTGCGGCCATAATAACTAATAATCAGATAACACCATTTTTGGATCGGAATATTGGTGAGATGGCAACGGTTATATTTTGTTCCATCCGCAATAACAGTGTTTGCAGATCTGGATGTGCTTCCGTCATCAAATAATGATTGATAAATTTGCAAGTCGTTGTTTTGTGCACCTAAAACAACCGCGGGGCACAGGTCTTTAAACATAAGGCCTGGCACAACACCCGTACTAGCAGGAACGCTTGATGTTCTAACCAAAAGCGGTTTATACGTTCCATAATTGTAGTTCCAGTCTTCGACATAAAACCATATGCAGTGAGAGAAGTTTGCGGCTGATACCGAACCCGATGTTATAGAAACCGCCTTAATAGTCTGCATCTTTAAAGCAGTTTCTATACCAGTTCTCACCTGCGACCCCTGCATTGCATATTTTACAAGAACATATAGTAGTAAGATAACTAGAATTAAAACTAGAACGCCAGTGATGTCCATAATATGATATATAATACTAAAATATTATATTATAGTTTACACTCGTATAATAATTCTATACAAGTGTAAACTATAAAAACATATCTATTTATCTATGAAAATAGTTATTTATCTATAGGAGGCGGCGGTGATCCTGTTGTGTATGCGTTATTTTCGTCTTTATTATGCTTGAAATACCATCCAAGCGATAAATAATTACGATATTTGGATGATGTGAGTAAGTTCAGTTTTTCAATTGGAGTATCGAGACTAATATCGTCGAATATATCGGTTTCAATTGTAATTGGGATAACAACATTCTTTTTTCCTCCGAGACCCATAGACTTACTGATTATCTCTTCTGTGTTTCCGAAAGAAGTATTTGTCGGAACAGGTGGGTCGTTAAACTTGACTAAATTATATAGATAGTGAACATTTGTCATTGTAAGTGCAAACTGAAAATAAATGATATTACATATAGACCCCTTTAAATGGGGTGAGCCACAGACAAGTGTTCCATATGTTATCTTGGGAACAACTTGTTTTTTTGTCTTGACTAACTCACCATTGATAAATATATCAAAAGTTCCACTGTCAAAATTGAGAATGATGTTGTTCCACTTTTGAGTTTTAAATGGTTTAATTCTGTACAATATGATGTTCCCGTCTACGTCTAGTCCTTCGGGGAATTTGACATCACCAGATGTTCTGGTTGCCTGAGATTTCACCGTAACCATTAGCTCTGCCTTTTTTGGATTCCATTTTATGTGAGGTATTTCCTCATAATTAAGAAGAGTATGATACTCGTCTGTATTTGTTCCTTGGTTCGAGTCAAGATACACCCAGAACGAAATAGCGTATCGATAATTATGTCTTTCATTAACCTCTGTAAGCACTTCGTTCTTTATATCATAGCCGTTGAGCTTTAAATACGTTCCAAGTGTGGTTTCATTTGAAATAGATATCGGTTCCATTTGCAAGACATTTCCGCCTTGTTTTGCAACCTTGTTTGCGGTGTATGGAATAATTACAAAATATACGATATTGACAAGCACAATGACAACTAACATTATAATATCACGTTTGTTTCCAATATTTACAGACATTAATTCATCAATAGTTGGCAATTTCAATCCTACAAGTGAAAATAACCAGGCGAATGATTCATAAAAAAGACATGGTATATAGAATATTGTGTTCACAACAAGTTTATAGTACGGTGATTTTTGAAAATGTGTAACGTTTGCAAGAAACTTGTATGCAAAATACACCACCAGCATAACAGTGGCAATGTTAACCAAAAGAGTAGCTATGTTATTATCGTTCTTATAATTTTCGGCAAGAGTAATTGACCATCCAATAATTAGACCCAGAAGACTCAACCCGAGAACAATATTTACCGCCTGTTGCGTGATGTTTGCAACACTATTTAACCGCTTTTGTTGAAAACCTGTCAATACATCTGTTGGGTATCCAGTAGTTCGTACTAAAAAGAATACTATCCATAAAAGAATGACTACTACAAATAGACTGCACACCGTTGCAAAGTTAAGATTTTTGAAACTAAGATTTCCCGATTTATCGACAAACTTGTCTTTATTTGTGTAAACACCTACGAAAAAACTAATGACCGTAGCAATAAATACTATAAAATGTCCAAAACCAAACCATGTAAATCCACTAATGAGGGATTTCGTCTTATCTCCTGGGCTATCTACGAGTGGAAAGCTTAGTAGGTTCAGTAGATAAACAAATCCAAGAATGAGAAGAACAAGTGTAAAAACAAATGATTGTCCTAATAGATTGCTCCTTACTCCTCCAATATCTGTAAAAAACATAACAAGAACAAACACTATAAATGCGAAATATACAAGCGAAAATCTTATTTTTTCGACTTGTAAATTGGGGAAAAACTTTTCTTCATCGCTTTGTTGTAATGCTTTATAAAACATGGTTGATGCGGCAAGGGCAACAATAGTAAGGATAAGATAGTTGTACCTATCGAGTATTGATGGCTTGATGTAGATAACGACAAGCACTAAAGATGCAATAAACGCCATTAGTAGAAACACCCATCCAAGTTTATCAATTATTTGTAGAATAGATTTGAACGTTTTCACATATAGTAGCATGATAATGACTACGATTGCGAATGTCACGAGTAAAACTCCAACCACCCCAAGAACTGTGAGGGTTGAATTGAGGCCAATTGAAGATAGCCAACTTAGATCAATACCAAATGGACCAGAGAATAATACCATAATCATACATACAGTGAGAAATACGCCCATAAATATTGTAAAAAAATATACACCTGGGGTTGATAATTTATCAATTGTTTGAACAAGGATATTTTCATCACCATTAGGTGGTGTTATTGTTGTATTATTAGTATTGACTGGTGCTTCCATATAATATACAGCTACATTAAAATGTATATGATATACGAATGAACGTATCATGCTAAGGAAAGAAACCCTTTACATATTTTCAAAGGCAGTTTTTTTACCATGACAGTTTCGACATAACGCAACTAAATTATCTACTTCATTGCCACCGCCGTATTCAAGCCTTACTTTATGGTCGACTTCGAACCATGCGTTTAATTTTTGCCGACAATCTCCGCAAGTCCATCCTTGCATGGACGCAACATATTTTTTCTTGGTTTCGCTGACCGAGCGTTTGGTCGCCTTATTATTCCCTGTTCCATTTAACTTACCCGACGATAAAATGCGTTTTTCAATGCACTGCCCTCCTTGCTGCTGCGGTTGTCGCATTGGATTGAGATTGCTCATAAAAGTATTCTCTCCTGAATCCCTTATTGTAAAATCTAATATTGGAGAGAGAATCCGAGCCGACTGCTTGTCTATTGGCATATATTTGATAGCATCATTTGCATGTAATAATAATTGCCTTCCTCTGGCAGGACTTTTACGCATAAGTAAAAAAAGGGATACTCCCATAATTGCGTAAAAAGCTATCTGCATTCCTTTTTTATTTTTATAAACCATCTCAGTATATTTCCCGTCGTGATATGTATTATATATTAGAAATGCAGTAACTACTATTATGACTAATTCTATCTTCATACATTGTAACGATATTAAAAATATTTTTTGCCTATTTTTCTCATTTTTGACCGAGTAGATTGGGTTGTGGTTCGTGTTGTTCTTGGTGTATTTTTACGTGTCTTGAGTTTGGTCTTAGAGTAAGAGTTTTTTCGTATGTTACTAGTCTTCTTTGTATTGTTTTTTCTAAGGAGTGATGGGCTCTTGCGCGGCCTACTTTCCTTTAGTGTTTTCTCCATGAAGCCAACATTACTATTTTGTTGTGCAGAACCATATAGAGTCGATATTTGTTTTAGATGATTTACTATTACTTTGTAGTCTAAATGGGTGATATCTTTTTTAATTAAGTAAGAAAACATTGCAAATAATTCATCCAAAACCATCAGGTCAATTGTGTTCAATGATTCTCGACTTTGATACATCATCTCGAAGACAGGTATGCACGACATAACCGCTCCCCATAAATCCAGATTTTTCAAGTAAACATCATGATAATATTTTTTTAAGTCGATTGTTTTGTTCTTAGTTGTGTATTTATGTACGACGTTGGCTATATAATGTTTAATCGTGTTCCCAACATATTTTGCATCGGAAATCGATACTTTATTATTTTTTGCAAGAATGCCTTCATATATGTAATTAACGAGATCTAGTGAACCGAACCCAGCTTGCGTATTCCAATAAGCAAGATATTTATCTAGGAAGGTGATAACATTATCATATGATGGGCTGGGGGTGGTTTGCAAATAAGTTGTATATTTTTTTTCAAAATCACTATTTAAAATTACGCATGTTGGAGGTACATTAAACTGAAATGGTCTCCCTGTTGAATCGTGATTAATATGTGTATCCCCCTTTTCATGGTGGAATGCTAGGCCCCAATCAATAAGTCTAACATGGTTATCATCCACAAGTATATTCGATGCTTTAATATCACCGTGATAAACGTATCTATTATTCATTTGAATAATTCCATCCTTTACAAGATTTGATAGTTTCTCAAAAATATCTCTCATTGCGGAATAGTTGTTTATGTTTCTCTGAAAGAAATCGTTTAGTTCTATGCCACCATACGGCATTGTTATTGCCGATAATTTGTCCAAGGACGAGTTAATATTTTTAGCAGTAATATCTCGTTTAATTAATGGTTTGCATCTACTTGAATACCCTTTAAGGTCTTGTTTTGACATTTTTTTCAGGTTATCGCATTTTGTTATGTCTTTTAGAAGAAAATAATTATCGTAATTTTTTATTCCGTGTAATCGATTTTTAAAATCGACGATTATCTCGTACTCTGCCGTTGCATACTTTTTAATCATTAGTTTGGTTATATTTTGATTGTTAGTTAATTTCTTGTTGTCTGAGCTACATGCTAAGGACGGTTTGAATACGCATCCGTATCCTCCTGACCCGATAACATCTCCGCCATTCATATTATTTATTAACTGGTTATTAGTTATTACTTAAAGTACATGAAGATTATAATTTATGCATATGAAAATTGTGAGTGTATAATAAGGTATTGTATTGATTGTATTATTGTCGCGAAACTGTAAATATAATTATTCCCATAAAAATAACAAGAACAGCGTAAACAATATGTCTTTTTGTTTTTACATATTCGACTTGTTTTTCGCTGATAGTTTCATACCTTTTGTAATATTCTGTATAGAACTTCCCCAATGATATTTGGTCTTTTTCAAGTTTAGCATTAATCTTATTGTGAATAAAAT